CAAAGTCCATTGAAGAACTACCCATGATAATGTCATCAGCACCTTTTGTTCTTAGTGCATAAGCAATCATCTCTGGAGTCTTTGCCCATGCAACCAACTCGCCAGGGTTTGAAAACATCTGAATACCACCTTTGTGGGCAGCAATAAACCTAATTGCATTTTCTTTTCCAGAATCATCATACATTCTAAATGTTTGGTGAATACTCAATTCTTCTCTCATTTTTTTTGAAACTCTTTTTGTCATAATTAAAACTCTCTCTTTATTGTTTATACTAGTAGTATAACAAGAAAAGGGGGGTTTGTCAACCCCCCTTAATTTTCCCAATGATTTCAAGTACTTATAGTACATCACTTACTCATCATATATTCATTTGGGAAAGTGATTCGGCTGACTAGTTTTTTGATGAGAGAGAGAGGAGTCAACCGAATCAAACTAATTACTCACACAACCTTGCATTAATCCCTCTGTAGTGCAGGGGTCTTCAACATATCCTACAATCATTACACAAGCAACAATCATAATACAACCTAAAAATACTTTCATAATATATCTCCTACAAATACAATGGGCCAGTCCAATTGATATTGAACCCACCATCTAAAACATTACCTCTTGGAGCATTCCTAGCAGGTTTACTAAATCCTGCAGCCTTTAAAACATCACCCCTTTTAAACTTTGCATCATCATCAGTATTAACAACGAAACCCCAAACAGAACCCATCTTATTATTATGGTCTGACTTCCTACCAATCTTGATATATTTCTGTCCAACATTAACCATAAATTTTTCACGAAACTCATCAGAAGTCCTATGTTTGAAACCATTTTTTGAATAGTCATACGCAGCAGCATCTAACATATTATTAATACCATCATCAATACTAGTAAATTTTTTCTTAATCATTGTCATAATTTAATCTCTCTTTCAATTCATCTTACTTAATTATAATAACAGAAGATTCTGGCAATGTCAAGGGCTTATTTGCATTTTTATTACTTTTTTTTGCTTTTTTTGCTTTCCAAGTTTGTGCTTGTTTTCTCTGTGAGAATACAGTTCTTTGAATAGGTGTTACCCTCATCCAGAGACTAAGCCAGAAGCAGAGCCAGGAGCTTGTGGATACTCATCTGGCTTTAGAACTACAAAATCTTCATCCCAATCAAATGCTTCTCTTACAACATTAGAAGATAGACCTTTATAGATTTGGTGTAGTTTCTTATCTTTTGCATTAACAAGAAGTTTTGCTTCACTTTCATGCAAACCCTCTAACATCTGAAAAAACATATTTTCTTTTTGAGATTGTCTAGTTACATTATCTGCACCCTTAATAAAATGCCATAATTTTTTAGCTTCTTGTGCTAACACAGTATGGTCTGTTCCCTCTGGCGTATCATTAGGTGTATAAGGAACTTCTCCATCTGGAAATACCCATTCTATCTTTGGATCAAATGCAGCTTTAAGTAACATTTTTAATGCATCTGTTTTATGCTCTCTAAGAATAGCAACTTTCTTATCTTTAGTTTTCGCTTTGTGTACTTTATCAAGTACCTCTGAAAATAGTGGTGTATAAGTTTTTTCCATTTAAAATTCTCCAATTTCATTAGTAAGATTTTTTAATCTTGATTGTATAAAATAATTTAATAATTTACTTCTGTCACCACAAGGGGCTTCATCAAACTCATATAATATTTCTTTTTCAAGTTCTTTTGGAACATTGTCCAAGTTGATAAGTTTATTATTTCTTTGATAATTTCTTTTGACTTCATCATGTAAATCATCTTCATTAATATTCAACCAATTCTCAATCTTTTTTCTTCCTAAAGGTCTTTGTCTTAATCCATCTACGAATGTATTATCTGGCGATAGAACATTAGGTACTCCATCACTAGTGTCGCCTTTAAGTATGTGTTCCTTTATATATAAGTCTGGATCATGTCCATTTACATACTTCTTGAGTATCGGTGAATACTGTTTTATATTAGAATATTTTTGTAACTGAATAAAATCTTTATCTCCAGATATAATCATTATCTTTTTATCTTGATATTTTTTACACAGAGTTGCAATAATATCATCAGCTTCAGCACCATATACCTCTAAATATTTGTATGGTAGATTTTCTTTAAACTCTGCTTTGATTTTATTAAGACACTCAAAAATAGCATTCCAATCTTTTTTGTCGTTTTCTCTACCTTTTTTACGACCAGCTTTGTATTGTGGAAATATCTCTCGTCGCCAATAATGCTTGGAATCATAAGTGAGTACAACTTCTCCAAATTCATCATAGAACTGTTGTCTATACATACGAACAGAGTTAAGTATCATATGTCTTACCATACCCTCGTCTACTTCGTTACTTTTTCTCATATTCAAATCCATCATTAGACTTGCTAATGAGATTTGATTCATATCAATAATAATCATGTAAATATATGATAAGCGTTAAAGCTCATGCTCCTTCTTTCTCCGTCAACATAGAATGGATACACACTATGTTTTAACCATGATGGGAATACTAACATAGTACCAACTTCAGGCTTAAACTTTAGATTATCACTTCTAAAATCTGCCTTTTCCCCATACATAAATTCAATCAATCCACTAGCTGGATAGTGGTCTTTAAATTCTTCGTCATATTGTTTATTCATATCATCTGGAATCTTTAGATAGATAACTCCACTAAAATGTCCACTATGAGTATGCCATGGATTGTATTCATGTTTATACTGACTTACAATCCAAGATTGTGCTAACCGAATGTTATCTTCAGTTGGTTCATTTGAACCACCACCTTTTGTCCATTCATAAGCTCTTTTCTTTTCTATCATAGTTTTTAAATATTCTAGACAACCATTTTTTAGTGTGGATTTGTAATACTCTTTATCAACTTCATCAAGTATTGGTATTCTAACTTCTTTAGAAACTTTACCAACAAGACTATTTGAAAAATCAAACTTCTTAGATAGTCCATCATCAGGCAATACTGCATCGCCTGTGTTATTAACAATATCTATGAATCTATCAGAAACTTTAAATTGCATAATAGTAGGACTAAATCTTTCAAAAGTATCAATCTTTTCCAGCATCATCATCCTCCTTTTTTATTATGGCGTCAGCTGCTTTAGTTACTTGTTCAACTAACTCTCCGTCAAAAGCTGCATATACGTCTTCTGCTGTTTCTGTCTTAACTGTCATAATACTTTTAATAAAGTTTTGCATTGGATGTACATAACCTAAGTGTCTAAACACTAAAGATTTTACAACCTCATTCATAAATCCTACTTCTTGAACAAACTTATCACTTTTTATATCAAGACCATTTTCAGCAAAAGAATGTATCATGGGAATCATTACAGCTTCTGCCATGTCTTCAACAAATAACATATCTGCTGCAACCTTTTCAGTTTTTGCTTTAGTAATAGTCTTGGTTGTTCGCCAAGGCCCTTTGATGACGTTATTTACCCCTTTGGAACTATCGTCTGCCATTTAATCCTCTTTTCTTGATATGCACCATACCTATCATCACAGTAGTCACCATGTCTTAGGTAGTATTGTAAATGCCTAATGTAACCCTCACACTCTGCAAGTTTAGCTTTTGCACCCTTTACTTCTCTACGAACAGACGCACGATATTCTGCAAGTTGTTCTTTTTGATTTTTAATCCAACTCTGAACATTTTTTGCAGATAGGAAATGTTCATCCCCTTTTGCAAGAACAGCAGGATGTACAGAACTTTTCTTTGCTGGAGGTTTTGCAGCTCTTGCTTTTGCAAGTCTTTCACACGCAGCTTGTCTTTGTTCCTCTGTCATAGGTTTACGTTTCTTTGGTTGTTTCCACCCACTATTTACAGCAGTTTTTGCACGAACTTTACTCATTCCATAATCCTTGTTCTTTGAGTTTATCTACTTTCTTTAACCATCTCCTACGACCAGCAGCTCTTTGAAGTCTTTTCTTTTCACCTCTAGTCATATGACCTTTTCTTTCTCGTAGTTCATTGAAGATGCCTTCTTCTTGCATACGTTTCTTTAGAACACGCATTGCACCGTTTAAGTCATCTCCACGAACCATTACAGTTAGGCCTTGTTTTGGTCTATCTTTTCTCACATCATATCCTTTGTGATTTTTTTAGTGACCATATTACTTATAGATGCAGACTTATCTTCTTTCTTAGATTTATCTACTTCTTTCTTTAATTCTTGAAAAGCATTAGTAGATTTAATCTTAGAATACACAAGTTTATCTTTCATCATACGATTCATGATAATTTTACGAGCTTCTGTATCAGAATACTCTAACAATACAAATGCACGAAACTGTGTACCACTAGGAAATACTTCTATTTCTTTTGGATTATAACCAGCAACATCTACTGATGCAATCACATTTTTGACTACCTTATCAACTTCAGATAATGTGGTTGCAGATATATCATCATCTGTACCTAACCTTGTCATAAAGCTTTTCATCATACCATCTAGTTTACCATTAATCCTATCTGCAAGTGTATACTTTGCATTTAGTGTAGCCATATCTACAGATAATTGTAAATCTGGTGAAGATGCAGAACCCACACTAAATATAGAATTATCTTTTTTTGGTAACTTTTTATACCACTTAGGAACATTAGAAGCTGCAGCTTCTACTTTCTCCGTTTTATATTTAATCATTGGCGTATCAATTACAGCCAATGGACTTGGATTTTTTGCACATGCACTTAATCCTACTAATAGTGCAATAGCACTAACACCATAATATTTCATTACTTTACCTCTTTCAATGATTTTACGATTTCGTCACGAGCACCACTATCTACAAAAACTTCTTTTGAGGTGGTTGCGATTTGAGGATAGTATGTGACTAAGACTACACCCAATATAATACCGATTAATATTTTAAACACTTATATCTCCATTATTTAATTACTATTATATACTAAATTTAGCAAGAAGTCAAGGCCTTTATCGCGATTATAATAATTTCCATTTATATAGTCTTGATAAGATACTACTGGCGGTCTTACTTTCTTTACTTCTGTATATGTATTTGGTGGAAGAACGATAATTGGTTTTGATTCTTTACAAACATATTCTGTTTTTGCACTTAGAATTACATTATCATCTAGAATAATTTTCTGTACATACTTACAATCTTTTGCAAATGCAGTTGTACTCATCAATACAGCAACCGAAGTTGCAATCATTATATTTTTCATTTTCCCCTCTTATTAATAAGGCCCTATAAAAGTATCAACCTCAATAACACCCATAACTTCTTCAGCAATATCAACACCCATATAACCAAACTTATTTTTGATTGAAACAATCATATCCTCTTTGGTTTTAATCACCTCATCAGCAACAAAATTACCATCTCCATCAAAAAAATCCCAGACATATTCTTGAACTTCAATAACAAAATTTCCAATCTTACTCATAATCAACTCCCTCTACTTTTTCAATAATTAATTTTTGTCCATGTAGTTTTTCTAATCTCTGAACTTCTTCTTTTACAATATCTGTCCAATATTCGTAATCTCCGTCTGGATAAGTAACTTTAAAATAAATATTTGTCATAATTTTTCTCTTTCTCTCTGATTAACTATACTTATAATATACCAAAAGAAAATAGATTTGTCAATGCCTTTTATAAGTCCTTGTTTTTACTAATTTTTTTTAACTATAAATTTTCCAAAAACCAGTCCATGTAAAGTGATTCGTTCAATATTTCGTAACCACTACTATCTCCATATGTTTTAATGTGAGTGTATGTTTGTCTATAAGAGTGTTTAACAAACATTTCTTTCCACCACTCAATTGGTTTACAAGTACAATGTGCATTTTCTCCATTAGGTAATACTGCAATAGCTGGGCTATTACATATAGCTGCAAACACAAATCTTTCTGCACGATATGTCATCTTTTCGATAACTTCTGGAATCTGGTGTTCTGGTATGTGTTCTAGCACATCAGTAGAAAACACACCATGAAATGGGCCATCTGGTAAATTTTCATATTCTGGTACTGCTGGATCATAAAGTGAAGGCATTATACCTAAGTCTTCGTGGTGTTTCCACTTGGTATATTGTAATCCTTTTCCACAACCATAGTCTAGTAAAGTTTCTGCTTTAGTGTCTAGTACTAAGTCTTTTATATGGTGTAACTGTGGTTTAAGATTGTTGCCTGGATAGTTAGTATTTTGGTCTGCATGATATTGTTTATATTGGTCAATCCACTCGTTCATTATGCAAAACTCTTTTCAGAACGATAGAATGATATTAGTGCATAACGATATGTATCATAAAAGTTTGCATATGGTGCGTGAAAGTTTGTACCATCATATATTGCAACTGAATTAAATTTTGTAGGTATGGTATAATATAGTTCCCAATCTTTATCGCCATCAAAATTTTCCCATGGCACTAGAGGTTCTTTTGGTTTTCTGTATTTTGGAATCTGTATATCTTTACTACTAAGATGACCTTTGTATTTGTAAAAAGAAGTTCCACCCTCAAAATTACACAACCAAAGATTACAAACTAATTCATAGTCAGCATGAGGGTACATACAACCATGCATAACCTCTACACCTTTCCATGCAATATTAGAACAAGTTATAAAACTAGTGGGATCAATCTTTTGGCCAATTGTATCCATTATAGATTGATATGCTTGTAGAACTGGTACTAAATCCATTGGAGTAAAATTTTGTCTTGCACCTGGCGTAGACACTCCACCATTTAATGCTGGATAATTTTTCAAGAAATTTATAGCTTTATCTGGATTTTTAAAAAAGTTATCAACTAGTGTATATGAAAAATCTCCATATTTCATTTGTTTAACTTCAAGATTTTCATTGACAGCCAAACTGTCATAAAGAACTTTTCTATCTATAAAATTAAAGCTTTCCATCATGTAACCTCACAAAGTATTCTGCATCAACAACCACTAATGGTTTTTGATTGTTTCGTTTAATAAAAACCACAGGCTCATAATCACCAGAGTTTGACTCTGCTTGTTCATATGATTTCCAAACATTTAATGTTTCTTGGTTTTTACACTCTATTGAATATGGAAACTTTTCTCTTGCCGCTCTTGCCATAATCAAATCTTCACCACCAGCACCCATAGAACGACTTTCTACATCTTCTGGATGTACGTTTAGTTTTTCTATTAGTTGGTCACGAACCCATTGTTGGAATCGTCTACCTTTAGCTTTCGCTGATTGGGTTTTCATCATTGCATCTTTCACATCTACAAGTTTGACAAATTTGTATCGCTTCGCCTTCACCTTGTAAATCTTTTTTTAATATTGTGCCACAATGAGAATCATGTCCACAATTTCTACAACTAGTCATAATCTTCCTCGTAATCATCATCTACCTCGTCTTCAAGGTCTTTATTAAGTACATCTCCACAAAATGGACAATGCACTACGCTATATAGTCGTTTGTCCATATCGTGTTTTATACGAAACTCTGCATCACAAGATTCGCAGGCGATTAACTTCATTGTATTTCACAAGCCCCAGCAACACAGGCAAGTTCTTGAGAACCAATAGTCATATCAGACATCTCATATTCTGAAAGTTTAGACCAATCTACTTTCTTAGGCATCTGTTTCTTTAGAAACTCATAACCCTCTTTGTCAGTATCTTGATATGGTGCCTGTTGATATGTATGTTCACTAAATGGTAAAAATGATACACCAGACATAAAATCAAAATGTTTATATACCCATGCACCAACTTCCATCCACTCATCTTCTTTTACAGAAATAGTAACAGATGGCTTATGTTCACACCAATGTTTCTGATAAGTCAACCATAACTCTAACTGTTCAATTGCTGTCATGTCAGTTCTAAATACTGCACTTGAACCTACTTTCATAGGAAAAGAGAATACAGCAGTATTTGCTGGATTCATAACATCATCTTCAACTGGAAATCCTACATCAGTCATCATCTTTGTCAATGGGTCTTTCTTATCTCCACGAACAGTACGAATATAAAAAGGATTATGTCTTGCATGAATACCAGAAGCTGCATCAACTAATTGTGATACTGT